ATCAGGAGGTCGCCTTCGCCAGCCGACCGACGAACTCTGGGCCGTGGTTCAACACGCCGAGGCGGCTGGATCCGACGAAGAGCGTCTGACGGCTGCGGACGAGCAGCTCCTTCGCGACCGTGATCTGGATCCCTTCGGCAGCGAGGCCGACCGCGGTCGACTTCGAGAAGTCACCGTAGAGGGCCAGCGTGGTCGCCGGCATACCCTTGGCGAGGTAGACCGGAGCGCCGTAGACCGTCGGGACGACCCGACCGCCGCCGACCGTCATGGTCGTCTGTTGAGCCGACCACAGCTTCATCAGGTCGACGTAGCCGGCCTTGGAGGCCACCCACGCCCCGGTTCCCATGATCGTCTCGTCGACCTTGCCGACCACGTCCGCGAGGTTCGCGTTCGTGGTGGACGAGGCGAGGGCCACGGTCACGGTGTTGGGGTTGCTCGCGATCGCGGCGACCGCGGCCGGGAGGCCGGAGATCGTCGGGCTCGACGAGTTGCCGGTGAGCCACTTCTGGTCGTACCAGACAGCGAACCCGTAGGACATCCGGTCGACGAGCAGACCAGCGACGTCGATCGGCGAGTCGTTCAGGAGGGCGTTCGACACCGCGACCGAGCCGCCGGCCTCGTAGAGGGTCAGCGTCGGACCGCTGGTCGACAGGTCCTGGTCGGTGAACGCCGCGTTCTCGGCGGCGAACGAGACGGTGAACTCGCCGCTCTTCGGCAGGTTGATCGACTGGCCCCGCGGACGGAACACGCTCGCGAGCTGCATCGCGACCGACTGGTACTGGAGCCGGTTCACGATCGCGTCGTAGAGCTCGGTGACGACGTAGGAGTCACCGTAGCCGCTGACGGTCTCGCCCATGGCCCGCTTCTCGCCGCTGGCGAGACGGACCAGGAACTCGCCGACATCGGCCGCGACCTTGGTCGAGCGGAAAGCCCGAACGCCGGCCCGGATGTCGGGTCGCGAGAAATCTTCGGGCTGGGCCACTTCGGCCGGCTTCGGCGAGCTGGCCGACTCGGTGACCGTGCGGAGGCTGGCGACCTTCTCGTCGAGGGCTCGCTCGGCGGCCGCTTCATTCGAGATCGTGTCGGACTGCTCCGACAGGGACGCGAGCCGCTCCTCGATCCGGGTTCGCTCAGAATCGTCGGCCGGCTCGACTGCGCGGAGATCGGTGATCTCGGCGGCGACCTTGGCGGCGTCATCCTGGAGGCGGGCGAGCTTGGGCGACGGCATGGGCGAGTCCCTTCGTGTGTCTGTGTGGTGTCCTTACCGCACATCACGATATGAGAGGCCGCCGCGGCAGAATCTCGCGGAGCGTTCTACGGTAGGACGTTCAGCGACACGTCCCCGACGTGCATGTCTTCGCACGCTCCGCGACGCATCGCGGGCACTTACAGCCGCAGCGTTGCTCGATCTTCCCGTCGGGCTTCCACACTCCGCGGACGCACGTCTTCCCGCAGTCGCAGTCCTGCGGCGTCGGCGACGGCGGAGCCGGAGCGTCGACGAGCATCGAAGCCCGAGCGGCCGACACGGCCGCGGCGGCCTTCGGGGCCTCGAGGTCGACGGACCTCGGGTCCGACGAGAGCCAGACCAGGAAGGCGATCAGGGCATTCCAGATTCCGGAGAGCATCACCAGCCCCTTCCGTTGTGGATGATCGGATAGCCGTCGTCTCCGATGTTCGCGGCCCTGGCGACGTGGTGGTCGGGCTGCGGCTCCTCGGGAGGCTTCTCGGCCAGGAGGGCAACCCAGAGCAGGCTCCGAGCGGCCCTGGCGATCCACCGCACGACCGGCCGGTCGGCGGGCTTTGGCGTGATGTCGTGCGACGAGGCGAGCCAGTAGCCGACGATCAGGGCGACAGCGACGGCGGCGAGCGTTCGGCGATCCATGGGATCCTCACGGGGCGAGTGTGAACGTGTGCGGAGCAAACCAGTCGGCGATCGTTTCGGGTGGGGCCGGCGTCAGCCAGTTTCCGTTGTGGAGATCGCGCCAGCCGAAGCCACTGACCGAGCCGACCGCGAATGAGTCCTTCGCCCGGAGCATGGATTCCACGACGGGCCGCGTTACCCAGAACGAGCCGTCCGGCTGGTCGGCCGGGAACTTGCCGCGGTAGGTGATCCATCGGGGTCCCCAGCTATTCAAACACAAGAGAGCGTCCGACGGTGATCCGTTCGCCTGGTAGCGGACCGCGACAAAACACATCTCATGAGCCCACTGGCCGGAGGCGGAAGCGTAGCCCTGGGCGTCTGTCGTGCTCGCGAATCCTTGCATCGAGGCCACAGGCACGGGGAACCCGGCCTCGATCGCGGCGGCCGCCTCGGCCCAGGTGGTCACGAGTGCGACATGGGCGGCCGGGTGCTTCTTCGCGATCGCGTCGAGCTTCCCGCCGTCTCCCTGTCCGCCGCAGCCATACGCTCCCCAGTCCTTCGCTCTGTTTGCGGAGTAGGCTGAGAGATCGTAGCGGTCGAACTTCTCGCGGTAGACGACGCCCCAGTCGCGGACGAATCTCGCGCAGGCTGCCCCATAAGATCCGTCGGAGTATCCTCCGACGGGCGACGATCCATCACCTGATCGTCCGCGAGCCTCTACCCTGGATCCGCCATAGATTGCCTCCGTGCTCGGGAACGACGGAGGATCCGCGAGTCGTCCCGTCTCCCAGTCGACCGACTGAGCTATCCAGATTCCGTGAGCCCATCCCCAGCTCGTGCAGTCCCCGATTCCCTGGCGTTCGCAGACCCAGGGCTTCCCGTAGCGGGCCAGGTGAGCGCGAACCGCGGAGCGATACAAAAACGTGTCGACGCCTTTCGCCTCGCGGACCGTCTCGGCTCCGGCGTCGCGAAACAGCGGCTGCGGCAGCTCCGCGAGGAATCGCTCGACTCCCTGCGGGTCTGGACGGTAGCCGAAGTTTTCGCCCGGCCAGCCGGCATGGCCGAGGCCTCGGCCGAGGCCGGCGACAATCGCAGCGGCCGCGAGCCCAAGGAGCAGGGCGACGGCGAGCCAGCGGAGAGCGTTAGCGCGAGGCATCGTCGGCAGCCCTCGCGATTTCACGGTAGGCCGCGACCCACGCGGACCGCTGGGCCGGAGTCAGCGGACCGCCGGACGTGCCGGCCGTCGCGTCCAGGTGTTGCTTGATCGCCTCGCGGGCTCGCGGGTGCTTCTCCCCGAGAGAGACTCCGCGACATCGCAGCTCGCGGGCACGCTGGCGGAGATCGTCGACGGCGACGCCTGTCCGGATCAGCGGCTCGGCCTGCATGGAATCCCATTCAATCTCTGAGGCCAGCTCCTCCATCAGGGCCGACACGGTCGCAGCGTCGGCCGCGGCGTCGGGGCCGACGAACGTCCCGCGGAGGTTGAAGCCGGGGGCCGGGCCGGGGGCCGGCGTCGGAGCCGGGGCCGGCGGAACGGACGAGCCCCACGCGAACGCGGCCGCCGCGAGCAGGGCAGCCCCGGCGACGTGTCGCCGTTCCAGGGTCGGCAGCGACACAGTCGACGCGTACTGGGCGAACTTGTCGCCGGCGAACGCATAAGCCGCGGCGGCGATCAGGAGGGCGACGATCATCGGGCGAGCCTCACGAGCGGCAGGAGCTGCTCGAGCACGCCACCAGCGAGAGCCAGGACGAGCGACCGGACGGCCGGACGGGCGACGAGCCAGATCGGATAGAGCGTCACGGGGACCGCGTAGTCGGCCACCGCGTCGAAGAGGCGGGCGACGGCGTCGAGGGCCATGAACTTCTTTTCCCGACCGGAGAGCGTCGCCACGGAGTCGAGGGCCGAGACGACCAGGCGGAGGAGCGCGATGAGCAGCTCGCCGAACTCCGACCAGGTCAGGCCGTCGGCGGCCGCGACCTTCGCGGACGCGATGTAGGTCGTGATCTTGTCGATGAGGCCCGGCTGGTCGACGGCCTCGGTGATCGGTACGGTTGTGATGCTCATCGCTTCCGCCTCCAGACTTGATCGGCCGGGACCACTTGTCGGCGACGCTGCCGGCAGCTCTGACACTCGACGTATCGGACCTGGCGGTCGCCGGCCCGCTTGCTCGACTCGACGCGGCAGCGGCCGCCGCAGGTCGTGCATAGGCTCATGTCTTCGTTCCGACGAGGACCATGTCGTAGGTAGCCGCCAGCGTGTTTCCGGAGATCCCGTACGCGATCACCTTGTCGATCGGTTGAGCGCTGCCAGAGCCTTCAACGGTTGACGTTCCGACACTCCACAGCAGAACTCCGCCAGGATGGACCTCGGCGCTCCAGTAGGGAGACTGCGACGAGTCAGCGAGCATCAGACCGAGGAACTGAGTCGCGCTCGTATTCTTGAAGTAGATGAGCCGGACCTTGTCGATAGACGCCGTGTAGGTCGACCCTGACTGAGTCGGCACGGTCACCGAAGAGAGCGTCGTCACGTCGGAGCCGGAGGCCGCGACGCTGCCAGACTTCCTGACGTAGATATTCGCCTGGCTCGCCCCGGTCCCGTTGGCGAAGGCGATGTTCTCCAGTACGACGGACGCATCCGCGACCGACCCGATCGTCTGGGTGTTCGTCAGAGCGCAGTCGATCCGGAGCAGCCCGGAAACTGTGAGCGAAGAAGCCATAGCGTCCCCTTGTTAGCCAGCGTTTATTCGCATCCGGGCCACGGCGGCCGCCGCCGCAGCGTGAGCGCCGGCGAGCGTCGAGACCTTGAACGACCTCGGGCTTGAGGTGTTCGCGTCGGTTACGGTCTGCGGCTTGTCGTCGATCCAGATATCGACGGCGATTCCTGCCGCGGCGGCCGCCTCCCGCTTCGACTTGTCAGGGCCTGCCAGGACGATCGAGGTCATGTCGAGCCCGTCGAACGACGCGGTGACCTCGGAGCGGTTCGCCTCCGTGTCCTCTCGCCTGGTGATACAAACGACCTGCACGCCTCGACCGGTGGCGTCGGTAATGAACGACCGCCACAGGCCAGGAGCCGCGGTGAATGTCTGGTCGTAGTCGATCGAGATCACGAGACCGCGGCCCTCGGCCCTGTGATGGACGAGCCCTCGGGCTTCGCGCCAGATCGACAGGGACCGAAGGCCGACGGAACTGTTGGGATAGGCGGCATGTGTCACAGGCGACACGTCAAAGATTGCCGCGTCCGTGATCGTCCTGGTGACGTTCCCGGCGGGATCCTCGTCCCAGGTCTCGCCTCGCGGATCGGGCAGCGAGAACGCGAAGGACGAGCCGAAGATATAGCCTTCCCGGATCAGAGGCAGGACCTCGGCAGTCGTCGGCGTGCCGACCGGAGGGGTCGCTCGGAATACGAGCCCCTTCTCGTTCTCCTGGATCTGGAGCGTGCCGTTCGTCGTGCGGCCGAGGACGGCGGAATCCATGTGATTGTATTTCGCGACCACGTCGGCGGCCCCTCGCGGATCGTTCGGCGAGCGGTCGAGCCACTTCCTGAACGCTCCTGGCATGAAGCGTTCTTTGAATCCACCCAGGTCGACCGACCACTTGTTCCATGGCGGAGCCATGCCGACGATCTGCGGTCGGCCGTCGTCGCGGGTCTCCAGCCGCAGCTCAAGGTCTGGGTCGCCGGCCTGGGCGAGATAACGGGTCTCGATATGGTTCGACATGGTCAGGTCCCCATAGTGGCGTCGGGAGTCGCCTGCGGATCGGCTGGCGTGGTATCGGCTGCCGGCTGCGGATCGACAACGGCAGCCGGCGGCATTCCGCCGGCGGCCCCGGCCTGGGCGGCCGCGGCGTCGAGCGTCGAGAAGCCAAGCTGGACGAAGGTCTGGTTCGCGGCCTCGGTGTCGAGTAGCTCGAAATCTTCGCGGTCGCGGATCTCGTTCGGGGTGATTGATCCGAGGTTCCAGAGCGTTTGATAGAGGGCGGCCCGGCCGGCGGTGTCGGCCCGCAGGATCCCGCGGGTGTCGAGCTTCGCGTAGGTGTTCTCGCCGTAGACCGGCTGGATCGCCATGTCGATCGGCGATTCCATCCGGCGAGCCCATGGAAGCAAACACCAAACCTGGGCGCTCAAATGCTCCTGCTCGACCGTCGAATATTTGTTCATCTTCGCGTCGCCCAGGAGCGTCGAAGGGACGCCCCAGTGACGACACACGTCCGGCAGGATCGCGTCCCGCAGCTCTTGAAACTGCGAGGCCTCCATCGAGTTACTCTCGATCGGCTTTAGTCGCGTCTTCTTCGGCAGCACGGCAGCACGGCCGCGGTTCGCGGCTCCGCCATAGGCTTCTTGGAGAGCGTCGCGAATCGCGTCGACCGCCGCGTCGGGGATCTTCTCGTCGGTCTCAAGGACCATGTCGGGCCTCGCGCTGTTCGACCAGAACGCGGTAGCCGCGGTGTCGAGCTGGCGGGCCAGGTTAATACTCGTCGCGTTCATCTCGGCCGGGGCGTGACCGACGATCCCGTTGTCGCTGATCCATCGCCAGTGGAGGACCTGCTCCTGAGCGAGCGGCTCCCAGATTCCTTTGTCGTTCCAGAACTTGTAGGCGAGCGAGTAGTCGGCGTTCTGCTCGACAGTAACTCGAGACGGATGGAGTGGTATGAGTTGGGTCATCCAGCCGCGGTCGCCCGGCAGGATCCTTGCGTAGCCGTTGCCGTGGAGCGCGGTCCAGTAGGCCTGGAGCGTGTAGAAATCCCACGCCGACTGCCAGCGGTTTGGCCGCTTCCGCAACGTGTAGGCACATGGCAGATCGGCCTTCTGCCGGCGACCGTCGGGCCGCTCCTGCATGATCTGCATCGGGCAGATACCGACGGCCTGGGCGATCCAGCGGACGACGCCGAAGATCGCCGACACGCGGACGGCGGTCTCGGGGCCGACGGCTGACGGCAGGATCGAGCCCCAGCTTCCGGGCGACGAGAGCGACGTACCGCGGACCTGTATCACGCGCGGGGCCGCGGCGGCCTTGGCCGGAGTCCGGCGGCGGCTGCCGCGGCCTCCAGTGGTTGACGGGCGGCGATTCTTGGGGCTGGGAATGGTAGCCAGTTTCCCCCGCGATCCCCCGGCAGAATCTCGATCAGATGATCCGGATCTTCCAGTCGTCGATGTTCACGGCCTCGCCCGTGTCCTCGTCGGTCGACGCGAGAGCGAGCGCGTTCACGAGGGCCGCGATGCCGTCGATCTTCTCGTTGCTCTTCGCCTTGTCGGGCTTCACCATTCCCGTCGGGTCCGTGTAGACGCAAACATTGTTTGCGTTCCACGTCGCGACAGGGTTCGCCCCGTGCCGGAGGCGGCCCTCGACGACCAGGGCCTCAAGCAGTTTGCACGGCGCGTTGAGGTAGCTCGTCCGCTGCGGGATGTCCTTCGTCGTGATCCCCTCGCGTTGTAGCAGCGTCTCCAGGGCTCCGGCCTGCCACGGGTCGCAGCCGACGGCCTTGATCTCGTGGGTCTCGCCATAGGCCACGATGTCGCGGGCCACCGATTCGTGGTCGAGCCGGTGGCCGTCGGTCACCGTGACCCAGCCGTCGCGGATCCAAGAGTCGTAGGGGATCCCTTCGCGGACGCGATCGGCCACGGTCTCGCGTGGGACCCAGTATTTCCACTCGACCGAATAGGACCCGTCCGATTCCTTAAACACGAACGCGGCCGCGGTCATGTCGAGGTTCGACGCCAGGTCGACGCCGACCCAGCACGGCCGGCCGGCGAGCGGGGCGAGCGGTCCCGCGCTGCACTTCGCCCAGTCGTCGCCCTGGAACCAGCGAGCGTCGGCGGCCTGCCAGACGTTGAGCGAGTAGCGGAGAAACTTCGACATCTTCCGCGGGTCGGTTTGCGCGTCCTGGTAGTCGGCCGCGAACTCGTCATCTGGGAACGCGATCCCCATTGACGGATTAGCTTTCCGCCAGACCTCCGGCGACGAGTAGTCGTCCTCGTCCTTCGCCGCGTAGATCAGACCGTAAAACGTCGGGTTCGCCTTCGGCTCCGCGATCACGAGCTCGCAATCCTGCCACCAGCGCCATCCGATTCCGTTCCGGTCGGAGCCGGCCGTCGAGATCGAGATCACGAGGCCGTTCGCCGTTCCGCGGGTCGCGTAGATCAACGCGTCGACCAGGTCCGGCGAACGGAAGGAGTGGATCTCGTCCAGGATCACCGAGCCGTTCAGACCTTCGTTCCGCCACGAGTCGGACGACAGGCAGCGGATCTCCTTCCCGGTCTCGCGGTTCCGGATGATGCTCCGCGAGTCGATCACCTCGAGCAGACGCGAGAGCGTGGGCGAGGCCTCGACCGACTGCCGGACCATCCGGTACATGGTCCGAGCCTGGAGGCGATCGTTCGCCGCGAGAAACACGTCCTGTGCCGGGGCGTGACATGTCGCCATGTATTGGGCGAGTTGCGACATCAAACTCGACTTGCGATTTTTCTTCGGGACGAAGATCCCGGCCCGGCGGAAACGGAGCCGGCCGTCGGCACGTCGCCAGCCGAAGAGCGGCCGCAGGACGCGTTCGGCCTGCCACTCGATCAGGTCGATCCGCTTCGGGTCGCCGCCGCGTTCGTCTGGGTGGCGGCACAGTGTCTGGATGAACTCGACCGGGGCCTCGGCTGCGGCGGCGTCCCACTGATACCCCGGGACGTACTCGGGCCGCTTCTTCGGATCAGCCGCGGACGGAGAGCTTCGCAAGGACCGCGGCTTCCGGGTCGTTGTCTTCTTGGCCTTCGCCATGCGTGACCTCCTGGGGGATCCGTCCGGAAGACGCCGCGGTCAAGCCGAACTCCCTGGCCAGCATGACGTAATCGCGACGCGAGTCACGGAGAAGGCGAGCGACCGGCGACACGGCCTGGCCCTTGTCGGTCGCGGTGATCCAGCCCTCCTGTCCGATCTGCTCGGCGAGCTGCTCGGCGTCGGCGAACAGGTGGCACAGGAGGCCGAACGTCTCGGCCCGGTCGGCGGTCAGTCGGCCGTCGGCCTCAAGGTCCTCGGCGTGGGCCTTCCAGAATCGGGCGGCCGCGGGCCGGCCGGCGACGGCCGCGGGCGGCTTCACCTTCTGAGGAGTCGCCGGATCGCCGGCGGATGTCGGGGCCGCGATGGCTCCGACCTGGGCAGCACGGGCCAGGGCAGCCCGCGTTCGCTTCGAGTTGGGGTCGGGGTGGCGGCCGCGGCGTCCCATGGGCTGGCTCCGTTTCAAAATAGGCGGTCAAAAATGATTGTCGCGGCT